TGTAAACGTCTTCTCTAGTTAGGCCGATTGCCTTGCTAAAGAATGGGTTAGGTAGAATCCCGCGCTTGAACCAACCCCAATGAATAGGGTTAGCATATGGGACACCGGCGCGGCCCTTGCGATTGTTTCCCGCTGTAATCTGTGGGAATCCGCTGCGTCCCCTTGTAAGCCTTATGCTCTCCCTAAGCCTACCCGTCCTAACGGGGACTAGGCTGCGGGCCTCGTTCAATACAACCTGTGCGGAAGCCTCTGCCGCCGCTTTCATTTCTTCGCGTGGAACACCCAAACGAATAATGCTGCGCTGTATCTCCCTAAGTCCGGAAACCTTTACCCCGTTAGGCAGGTAGGTAGGTGAAGGCATTACGCCGTTACAATCTCCACGCCGTAGTAAACGTTGCTTGCAGGGTCGTGCGTGCTGTTATCTACAGTCAGGGTTACAGAGAAAGTAACTGTGTCGTTGCTAGTTAGGCTCAATGGGGGAAGCTGATCAAACTTTACAGTTCCCTCGTAGTGTGGCTCTGAAGCCGTAGCGGTGGCGTTGCCGTTAGGGGCAATAGTGAACGCTGCGGTAGTGCCGAAGTTAGCCCAAAGAACGCGATATAGAGAAGCTGCGTCACCGGAAGTTACACCCTCTAGTGTTAGCTGCCACTCTCCGCCTACTCTCTGCTCGCAGAAAGTCTGCACGTCACCGGGTGCGTCCTGAAGCTGTAGGTCTACCATAGTAGCGTCGCAAGCGTAATCAGTTCCGGCGATATCGAATACAATGTTGTGCGCCTTTATGCGCGTTGAAGCTGCCATTTGGAAGCCCTTTCTAAATAGTTATTTCTAGTTCAACGGATATGTTCGCTGAAAGGTAGCTAGCGTTGTTCGTTTGCATTTCGTAGGGTTCGTTTACCCTAAGCAAACGGGCATATCGCGGAAGCGCCGTAAGCACGTCTGCAATAGCCCCGTCTAAATTTTCCATAGCCTGCTTATTAGTAGCTGTGCTAGCGACTATTACAAGCTCTAGGCTCATAATATATTCGTTAGCTAGGCTGCTAGCCGTCAGGTAGGGGCTTGCGTTGTTGATAATTACGATAGGCGGAACAATACGTTCTGGCACAAAGTCTTGAACGTTGATCCCGGCAGCGTCAAGGTCTAACTTGAACTCTGCCTTAGCTAAAGTAATTTCATTTGTCACAAGCCCCACCCAACATAAGGCTGAAGCAATGGATAAACAGCGCTCATAGGGTCTTTGCCCATACGAATTGGGCTTCCGTCCATACTTACAAACTGCGCTATGCCATTTGGCGCACTACGCCTGTGGTATAACTCCGACGCGCAGATTAGAACTGCGTGCCAATGAATACCTTCAGGAACTGTATCTACGTCCCCAATGTAGTTACCAACCTGTGCATTACCGGCAGACAAACACTCTTCGATAAAATCGCCTGTTTCGTCTGTTCCGATATATGCCTGCAAGTCGGCTAGCGTTGCGTGTGCCATTTATTTACCTCTTAGGGAACTACGTCAATCTCGACGATTGCACCCTGAAATGGGGTTGTAATCGCCATATATCCGTAAACAGAAACGCTGTCGGTCAGAGTAGTAATATCGCCGTCAGTCAGTCGAACCGGTGCGCCTGCGCTCTCGTAGGTGGTTACAGCAGCGCTGTTAGCCATATAGCACTTGTTAGCGGTTAGTGCAGGATCAACGATAATTGGCAAGCCAACTAGCTGTCCGCGTAGGCCCGGAACTGAAGCGGTTCCAATGTTGTTATTGCCTGCGCCGTCCTGAAGAACTACCGGGCGGCCTGAAGTGTCTACAACAGTCATCAAGAACTTGTAAGCCTCTACCGAAGCCAGAATGAATTCTGGGCGTAGGCCGGTGTTCTCGAAAATGTAAGCAGCGCCGTCTGCGATACCGCCAACGATTGCCTCTGCTGTTCCGGCAGAAACGTCGAAGATCTTGCCGGTGTAGGTTAGGCCCTCTACTGTGGTAACTGCTGCGCCGTTGGTTGCGTTGGCGTAAGCAATTCCAAGTCCCCTAAACGCGGTGTCTAGGAATGGAACACTTGAACGCTCAATAACCTGCTTGCTCATAGAAGTGTAACCGCCGTAAGTAGTGACTGCTGCGGATACGCTGTCAATAGCAACGTTACCGAACGCGAGTGCTGCGTTCTCTGCGGACTGTGCATCTACGTCTAGCGTGTTGCTAGAAATCTGTGCATACTCTACAGTTAGGCCCTGTGCAGGAAGCGCTGCACGTGAGAAAGCGCTAACAGTTGGGCGGTTGTTGTCAATCAGGGTGTCAATGTAGCCAACCCAACCCGGAAGCAATACAGAGTCCGAAGTATCGGAAGCTGCGCGGGCTAGCTCAACTGCTGAATCGTCACCCTTTAGCAGCGCCTTAGCGAACTCGCCCTGTGAACGAATTTCTGCGGCGATAACTGCCGGGGTCTTGTCGGTCTGTCCTGCCTCTACGACGCGCCTAAGCTCGGCAACCTCGTCTTGCACAGAACGAACCTCTAGCTCAATGTTTTCAGACATAGAGTTTCTTTCTTGTTCAGGAAGTTCTACGGCTTCAACCTGTTCTGGCTGATCCTCGCGAACCTCGGTTATGTTTGCGCCTTCAAAGGCAGGAAACGGCACTACAGAAACCTCTTTCAAGGCAACCTTAGTGCGCGTAATCGTTGAACCCTCTTGCTCTTGTTCAAGCGGTAGAAAGCCCACCGAAAATTTGTTTAGCACTCCGTCGCGAAGCAGCGTTAGAACCTCGTTGCCCCTAGCGGTGTCGCTAATTTTTGCTTTTATCTCGAAGCCGTCTTCGGTGTCGCGACCTTCGACAACCTTGCCGATTGGGTCTTCGTGTCCGTAGAACAGCTTTACGTCTTCGACAGAACCGATTGCGCCGGGAACAAAGCGCTCTTGATAAGCGCCACCAATGTTAGCGTCCTGCCCGAACGGAACAGCAAGCCCGACAATGGTTCTTTCCTCTAAATCGGCTACTGCGTCAAAGCTTCTAATTTCTAGCTCAGACATTTAGCCCTTCCTTTTCTCTTACTTCGTCCACCGAAAGGAAGCCTGCGGCAATTCCGGCTGCGTAGTAGTTATAGCGAGTTTCAACGTCGGCCCTGAATAGGTGCTGATAGTCGAACTCCACTCTTGTCCCGCGTGGTAGGCAGTTGCTTAGTGCGTCTGTAATCGCGTCTGTGTAATTCATAAGCGTATGCCTGTAGAAAATCTGACTTTCGTCTTGCAGATTGGTGTAGGTGTCGCTGCCGCCCGGAACTGTAGTAATAAGCAGTCGGGCCGGAACTCCAAACAGTCGCGCAATAGATACTGTGTTCTGCTCTACGATATCGGTAAACAGCGCCTCGCGTGGAGATAGTGCAACCTGCTGATAGTCAAAGCCGTTACCTAGAACTGCTATCTGCCTGTTCTGCTGCTTATTGTGCCAATTGTTAGTAATCGTGTCGGCTTGCTCTGCGTTCAAAGCTTGATTGGTCTTCAAGATACCAGTTGGGACACCTGCGCTAGTAAACCAGTTCTTAGCGTAGTTTCTTAGGTCTAGGGCAGCCGCTACGTCTGCGCGGGCCGCTTCGATAGGTGCAACACCTCGCAAGTTGCCGGTTTTGCTAAATAGCTTTAGGTGTTCAATCTCGCGGGCGGTGTAAGCCTTGCCTTGATAGTTGAATACAAGCCCCTTAGAGATATCGCGCTGATCCTTGTAAGTCACGCTAACGGAACTTGCCGGTAGCAGGGTCAGATTGTTTACCTGTCCGTTGCTGCCGTAGTTCTTTAGCCAGAACGCGTTGCCCTCTAGCGCTAGGGAAGTTACAGTTTCAAAAATAAAGTCTCTGCGGTTGCTGTTGATATCTGGCTTGTTTACCAGAACGGGGTTTTCAACCTTTAGTTCTACCCCCGTCGCGAACCGGTAAGTGCTAATCGGCATTTTGCTGATTGGGGTAGCGATAATTTGAACAGCACGATAAACGGCTGTTAGAGTAAGCGCAGAATCCGGCGTTACAACAGTTGCTTCCCTAGAAGGAATCGTTGGTTGAACTGCGCGGGTTTCTTCTTGTGTATTGAATAAGCGTTGCCAGATAGAAGCCATAGATATACCTTATTGTAGCAGAGTAACTAGAATACACCTATCTGCGCGTGTTCCGCTCTTGAACTTACATAAATTGCAATAAGCGTTGCCATAAGCGCGTCTATCTCACCTAAAGAATCTTTTCTGCTGATCAACCAGGTTTCTCCGGTGTATTTGGCTATTCCCTTCGGTGACTGCGCTATTAGTAGCGGGTCGTTATTGTGTTTGGCTTTTCCGGTGGCGAATAGCGAATAAACGACGCTGCAGGCTGCGCTAATCTCTTTAGTCCACAACTGCCAGACCGGTAGCCCAACTAGCTTTAGGCGCTTGCCTAGATTGGGCAGCGTTCTATCGTCAAGTGCGATTGCTCTAGGTGCGTATTTTTCGTAAAGCTCTACTAGGCGATTGTATAGCTGCATTTCGTTGGGGCTAACGAACGTTTGCACTATCTCTGTGTGCTGCTCTCCATTTACTTCGTTGGCGTAGGCAATAGTCGCGTGTTCCCAATTGCGCGAGATATCAACGCTAAATACTCCGCCTTCCTGCGGGATAGAAAGCTTGCCGCCACACTTGCGGAAGGTGTCGCTAGGTATCCAAGATTGCGCTGTGCCGCTAATGAATTGGTTTAGTCGGTAGCGCCTAGCTTCGTGTTCTGGCAGCGTCTTGATATCGCTAAGAACTGTTTCGATATCTAGCCTGCCGGCTGCAATAGAAGGGTTAGCTGCCCTTAGCGCGTCCGGGTCGTTTACCGCTGCGTGCTTCGGGGCTTCCCAACAAAAGAACCCAAAGCGCTCTAGTTCTTCGTCTCCGGCTGCGGCTGCCTGTCCGGACTTGTAAAGCTCTAGCAGGGTTTCGCTGTTCTGATCGCCTGCGGTGGTAATGCCAATAACTATTCCGTCTTTTCGCTGCGCCGTTCCAAGAACCGCTGCGCTCCACATACCTTGCTTAGCTAAGTGTAGTTCGTCAAACAGACAAAGACTAATTGGGATACCCTGAAGCGCACCTTCCTTAGCCGGCTTTACGTCATAGCGGCCCGTCCCGTCTGCGGTGACAATCCCCCGGCTTTCGCTTGCTTTCTTGAAGCGCTTAGATAAGAACGGGTTACTTTGAATAACGAACAGAACCCGGTTGTAGAT